TCTTTTTTGCACTTCTGGCAATTCTTAGGCTCCACAACACATTCGCCGACGCGTCCCCTAAAGCTGCGTGTCACGCAGGCAGGACAGATCTGCAAAAGCCCGTCGCTGTAAAACGCCTCTGGCCATTGCTCAAGGAATACGCTCTGGCGGGTTTTAACGGGGTGCGCGGCGGCCCACTGCTCTACAATGGCAATAGCTTCTTCGCAGGCGTCAATCTCTTCGTTCTCCGGAGCGATAGAACAACCTCCTTGCATATGACACAGTTTGCAACTGGCGCATTTCGTTGCTTCGCACATCCGTTTTCTTGCTTTGAAAAATTCCAACGCTTCCATCATTCTGCCTCCTCAATTTCCACGCGGATCGTATCTCCGCCCCAAAATTTGTGTTCCACGGCACGGAACCATTTGCGGTTATCATCCGGCAAAATATAGCCCTTCATCGCATCCACAAAGGCCTTGCCCAGCGCGCCGTGATTGTCAACGTCCAGATTGTCATTCCAGAAAAATGTCACCTTGACGGGGTGATTTACCAGACGTTTTGTAACCCCTGCTTTTCGCATTGCCCAGTGGGCCAGCTCGTGCAGCTCTTCCGCGTCCTTCTTCCGCTGCGACCAGTGCTTACCGGCGTAATACGCATTCAGGCCAAACCGCTTGTTCCACGCCGCTTTACCGCGCTTTGTTGCCGGATATGGGATTTCAAATGCAATCACCGCTTTTCCTCCTTGCCATCGGTAACGACGCTGACCACCCGGATGCGGCCCAGAGGCTCCAGCAGCATGGCCACCGCCTCCTTGGTGCCCTGCGTGTCCTCGCCGTAAATATCAACCACGATCCGCATCATTTCCCAGATCACCATCCAATTCCAGGTACGGCTGGAAGGAGCGCATTTTTTTGCCGCACCTTGCGCACTTGTAGTTATACATGGCATCGCAGCCGCCTGCTCCATCGTAGCTGTAATCAACTCCGGTGCGTTTCCAGTCATGCTGCTCGCATGGACAAAGCCGCTCTTCCAGCTCTGCTACTCGATAACTCAGCCGGACTATTTCTGCTTTCAAGCGCTTATTTCCAAACATTTTTCAATCATCCCCTCCTGAATTTGGGGCAGGCACGGACGCTGAAAGATTTCTCTACAAACTTCCCGCCGACCGTCCGTGTTGTGGGTATCGCATCCCATCCGGGAACAGGCTCAAACCGCGCCGCCCACTCGCAGCCGCCGTATACATTGGCGCAGTCCCAACAAAGCTGCTGAGACTGGTACGTCACATCCGGCGTCCTTGCCGCCTTCCATCTCCGGCATGGGCGCAACAGCTCGGCCAGCTTAAAATCTCCCGCCATCACACATACCCCCAAGCGTCCTCGCATTTGCTGCTGGGGCCTTTTGCGCCCTTACGGCCACCGCGATCTTGTTCTTTCGCCAGCCAGCGGGTAATGAATCCGCGCACACCACGCGCCGTTTTCCGCTTCGCCGGGTTATTCAGGCACCATTCCCGCATTTCCCGCAACTGCTGTATCACGTCGACAGCAGGGTACACGCCTGCCCATTCCTGGCATTGCTCCTGCGACACCGGATATTCAGTGCCGTCATTGAGGGGGATGGAAACCACCGGCGGGGATGCCGTTTGCGGCTCGCCGCCTACTTCTTCTGGATTCTGGATTCTGGATTCTGGATTCTGGATTGGATTACGGGCGCATTTGCTTTCACCTGCTTGCAATTGCTTGCAATTGATTTCAGAAGTAATCAATCCGTCAGCAGGTGCCGGGAATTTGCTTACTTTGTTCCTCACCGTCTGGTGTTCGCTCCAGTTCGGAAAACATAGGTACGGTTCTCCGTCAACTTCATAGAGGATCACAGAGCCTATGGTCGCCAATTCTGCAAGCGTCTTACTGATCGTTCCCTCAGTCACACCTTTTCTGCGGGGGAATACAAAGCCTTTGAGCAATTCCGGGTCTGCGCTGCCGCGCCCATAATCATCAACGTAGGTGATCAGGTACGCCCACAATCGGAACTGAAAGTCCGACATTGCGTTGATGCTTTTGCTCGTCCTGATGCTATCCTTGATGATCCTGTTCGGCATTCGCCCACCGCCTTAGAACGGGAAGTCCCCAGCATCCTCGATCTCGCTGAAACCGCCCTGCGGTTCGCTCTGCGCCGTTTCCCCGCCGTCCCGCTTGGAATCGCCAAAGTACACGCTGTCTGCCACAATCTCGGCGCTGCGGCGTTTATTGCCGTCCTTGTCCGTCCAGTCACGGATCTGCAAGCGGCCCTCCACTACGGCCATGCGGCCCTTAGAGAAATACTTGCTCACAAATTCTGCGGTGTTGCGCCATGCCACCACGTCGATGAAATCCGTTTCCTTCTCGCCGGATTGGGACTTAAAATCCCGGTCCACCGCCACGGTGAAGGATGCCACCGCCGTGCCGCTGTTGGTGCGGCGCAATTCAGGGTCACGGGTCATCCGGCCCATCACAATAATTCTGTTCAGCATGAAATAGCTCCCTTTCTGTAAATCATGTCCTCCCGGTTCCAATCCGGGTAAAATGCTTTCATGTGCGCCACCAGCCGCACATAGATGCGCTCGCGGTCTCGTAATGGCCCCTCGTCAAACAGGCGATGGCAACGGGGGCAGAGGGTTGCAATGTTCTGCTCAATTCCTCTGCCGCCCTGCGAACGTCGTACCACATGGGCCACCGGCGCGCCTGCGGGAGACCCGCAGATCACGCACTGGTGATTGTCCCGCGCCCATACAACAACCTTCACGGATTGCGGAATGGACGTGGCCTTTGTCATTTTGTGCATCCCCATTCCTCCATCATCCCTGCCAGCTTGTCCGGAGGCAGGGTCTCAATACCTTGCTCCACACAGTCCTGCACCGCCATATCGATCAAATGTGACATTTGCCGGGTGTTGTAGGTGCTGGAGCCGTAATACAAAATCACGTTGGTGCAGCCGGGGATCCTGCTTGCCATGGTATCCGTCTGCCAGCCAAGCCCATTGTGTTCCCACCCGTTCCGCAGCTTTTCCACGGCTGAATCGATCACGCAGACCATTTCATGATTGCCGCCGATCTCCCGAATGTATCTCCGGTAAATATCCGTCTTGGGAATCCGCAGCTTTTCAGCCAGCCGGTCAACCAGAACCCAGAAGTACGCATTCGCGTCGAGGCTCCGCTTCTCCCGGTGTTCTTTGATCTCCACGTCATAGACTTGACCCTCTTTCAGTGCGTCAAGCACCTGTCGCGCCTTGTTGGTCTGGACGCACAACCAATCACCGGTGGCATCCATCGTCCAGCGGAACGCCTTGGTGTTAACCAGTTGCATAAAATTCCTCCATGCTGGGCCAATGCCCTGTCCGCAAGCATCTTGCCAAATACCGAAGCCTTGGCAAATACGCGTCTCTCACCCAACACTCATCATACTGGACTTCATGGCTGGATAATCGCCGGGTGTCCACTGCCAAAAAGTAATTCTGCATTTCGGCCTCAGTCAAACGGTATGCCACAATGTTGCATCGCTTCCGATGTCTCCAAAAACCGTAGCCGCTGGCAAACATTTCAACCTGGCATTGTTGCCAATATGCTTTGCTGACCTTAAATACCGGTTTCCCGTAGGTTTTTACCTCAATGATCGTATCCGGAAACTCGCCGTCATAATTTACCCGCAGCCGATATCGCCGTATGCGAATCTGCTTGTCCATAGTTCTTACGCCAATTGCTGACAAGATGCGATGCTCATATGCCGTTCCGGCCTGCATGGCGGGCGTCGTAAAGTGTTCTTTACGAATCCCTATTTTTTGCAGCCACCAGCGGCGGAATGTTTCCGTGTCCCACCGACCCATGATGATTGCTGTGTCTGATGCCCCAAACCATCCGCTCCGGTCATGGTTGTGGATCATAGCCGCATCACAGCCTTTTCCAGCTTATCAATCGTTGCGAAATATCCAAGCATTGTGCCTAACTGTTTTTCGTTGATATTCAATGCGTGCAGCAGATCTTTGTGGTCAAGACCCCGCTGCTCTTTTGCCGTAATGAGCCGTTCCAGTCTCTCCTTGATGGCCCAGATGCTATGACGGCTCAAATCATCCTCGCCGTCATCCGCATCGGATTCCGCCCATAAGTCAAATCCAAGACCGGTTCTGATGGCAACGCCCTTCACAAATGCTCTGGCAAGGGCATTGTTGATCCGCAGCTGGTTCAGAGTGTCAGTGTAAACCACCAGGGATCCATTCAGCAGCGGCGTATCGTATACAAATTCCAAATCATCAATGTGGATCAACACCCGCACAAACCAGCATTCCGTATCGCGCCCTTTGCTGGTGGACACTTTTGCTTGGGGCCAAAGATAAGTGTGAGTGGTTGGGCACTCCACCGGCGCATACCACACATCATTTGCTCCGTTTTCGTGCAGCAGCTTCACACATTTGCCCCAACTCAAATACGGGACTTTGATTGTCTTGCCGTTTTCGTCTTTGGCATCCCGCGTATCGCATTGTGGACGCACATCGATTTTAATTAACTCGTTAAATGATTTCAGTGCCATTTTCTTTCCTCCTATATCTCGCAAACCGCACAGTCTCGCCATAGCGGTTCTTCTGTGTGACCGTCTCCACGTCCAGCGCCACGCCGTCCCGCCGCAAGTCAGAGACCCGCGCCGTGAAATTGGCGATGTCGCACTCGCTCATGGCCTCGGCCCGTGTGATACTGCCGTGTTCATCCAGATACTTCAAGATCCGCTCACACTGGTTCATATCAGCCCTCCGGGATGTCGATAATTGCGATCCCCATGGCCCGTGCCACGGCTTCCGGATCGCTGTCAACCTCATCCTTGAGCCAATCCTTCGCGCACTCCGGGCAGTAGCACTCGCCGTTGATCAAAAACCCCGGAGCCACATCGTCAAACGCATTGGGGTTCATGACGATGGAACATCTCGCGCACACTGGATAAATTTTCATTTCCACGCATCCCCTCTCTTCCACGCCTTCGTGGCGTTGGATTGCTGGGCGTAACCCGCTGTGATCGCGCCGCAGGTGGCACATCGTACATAGTGCTTAAACGGCGCGTCCGTGGACTGCACACGCTCACCGCTGTCCATCCCGCACACCGGGCAGAGATCCAGCGGATGGCGCTCATGCCGGTTCTTTCTGTTCATCGCGCGCTCACCACCATGTACGCAATGGTGATCAGCAGCAGGGCCAGAAAACTCATAAAGCCCATCCATGCGGAGGCGTCCGCCTTCCGCTGCTCTCTGGTGCGCCGGTCATGCTTTCTCATGCGGATTCCCTCCTTCGATGAAATCTACAACCTTGAATACCCAAGTGGCCGCATACGCCACGCCCAGGATCATAAAAAACAGGTTCCAGCTCATTGTTTGATGTCCCCCTCTTTGGTGTAAACACCGTCAAACTCAAGGCCATGCTCCCTCGACCAGATCTTGCCGAACTCCGTCATGATCTTCACCGGGTCAGGCGGAGACACCCAGATCACCCGGTATTCGATTTTTCGTTTCTTCGCCATTGCCTTTTCCTTTCCCCTGTGCTAAAATAGCCACAGGATACATATCTGAGCCTAAGATTTGTTCCGCCGCCCTGCCCGGTCTGCAACACCGGACGGGGCATTTTTTATTCCACACGCCAGATTTCGTAGATGGTAACGCCATGCGACGCCATCTCTGCCGCAAATTTTACGGCCTGCGCCTCGGAAGTGAAACCATCGCTTGCGCCGCGCTGTCCCACGATACCGTTGTCATGGCAAATTGCCCAGTTCTCATTCATGTGCTTCACCTTTTTATCCTCCTGTTATTAAACATTTCCTCTGCTATCCATGGCAGATCTGTGACGCCGCACTGCCGAGCTTATCTATTCCATTCCTTTGCTGCTCTTAGCGATACGTAACTTCGCTATTCCCTCGCCATTCTCATCTAAGCATTTCCTACGCTTTTCTTTGCGTTTCTCTACGGTTCTCTGCGGTTCTCTTCCTTGGCTTTGCGGTGAGTTGCTCCTCTGTGCGTTGCCTTTGCATAGCAAATCACTGCATTTCCGTTGCTACGTCGAGCATTGCTGTGCTACGCCATTCCGCTGCGATTCTGTACCGTTCTGAACCATTCCATTGCATTGCCTTGCGCATCTGTGCATTGCCTTTGCTATGTTGTTCTCCGCTTTGCCGTTGCATTGCTGAACGATTCGCGGCCCTGCCATTCCGTCGCGTTACTGGATCTCATCCCAGACAAATCGGCCTTTTCCACTGTTGCGCCACTGACCGATGCCTGAGAACCGGCCATAATCCAGCCATTCCCGGACGGCTTTCTCGTGATCGTCGCAGAGGCAGATCACCCGGAACTCGCAAGTAGCGCCTGCGGGGATTTCCTCACTCATGGCAAGGCTGACGCGCTCGCCCTGCGCCGTCTGCGCTCTCAGGGGGCGCTGGCACTCACCAACGGGGCCGTCAAACTCCAGCGGGATCACGCGAGGCTCCGGGAAGATCAGCTTATCGATTTCCTTCTTGTAGGCCTTGATCTTCTCACTGGCCGTGCCCTTGACCTTGCGGAGACCGCCGCAGGTGTCCTTGAAAAAGCCCTTGATCTGGTAGTCATACAGGAACGGGGTGCCGTCCTCCATCCGGGGGAACACCGTCATGGCCTTTTCCGCCACGGCATCAGCTCCCAGCGCGGCAACTTCGTCCTCAACGCTTAAAGCATCCGGGGATTTGGAACCGATAAACTCCCGATATACGTCTGGGTTTGCAGGGCTTGTGCCAAGAATGGGTTCCGTAAATGTGATCCGTACCTTAATTTCTTTCATTCCTTTTTCCTCCTGTTATTACTCACTGCTGGATTCGAACAGTTCGTCCACCGTCACGCCGTACATCCTCGCCAGCTTCTTGTGGTACTTCCGTGCCGGTCGCCAGTCACCCAGCTCCCAATGCGTCACACAGGACAAGTCCACATTCAGTTTCTTTGCTACCTGTGCACGGGTCAGGTTGGAACGTTCTCGAAGTTCCTTCAATGCCAAGTCATGTGCCCTCCTTTCGGTGTGAGAATTCATTGACTGCGGCAGAAATATGTGGTATGGTAAGCATGGGAGTTAAACTACGCGCCAAATGGCGTACTCTGTTGCAGAGGGGTATTCCATTTAGCAAACGAGTTCGCTTCCAACCGCCCCGAAGTTTGTTGCAGAGACTTCTGGGCGGTTTTTTATCTCTGCCGCAGTCAATACCCGCCGAAACCTCATGAATGTGAGAAATCACGCTTGACACGACCCGGAAAGCGTATTACAATGAAATCGCCAAAAGACATTGCAAGAGCCGCTTTTATGGGGGCTGGTTTTCGTGTACCCTTTTCCGGTGGGCTTAGGTATATGATACCTCACAAAATTCGGTTTGTCAATTAGCTTAACCGAATTTCATCGGTTTTGGATAAGTGCACAATTTCGGGGGTTGTTTATTATGGATGTTGTACTTGAGCGAATTCTGTCTTTGCTTCCTTGCGGTGAAAACGGGAAAATAATGCGAGGGGCAAAAAAAGATTTTGCTCAAAGCATCGGGTATGACAGTGGAGATATTGTTTCAATGTGGATAAAAGGAACAAGTTTCTCTTACAAAAACAAACTTCATGAAATTGCCGCAAAATATCACGTATCCGTTGAATGGCTCCAGGGCAAAACGGAAGATAAGAGCATAAAAGAAACCCCCGCCACAGAGGGCGAGGGCTTGAGCGCAGCGCGGCAAAAACTATATGACGCTATTGCGAATTTGACCGATGAACAATGCACCAAACTTTTAGGTGTCGTGGAATGGGCAAAGGAAAACAAGTGACGTATGGAAAAGACCGCTTATAAAATTTTGAAAAAGCTATATAATTCTGAATCAATAAGTATAGACGAAATAAACCAGCTGACTAAAAAAGACGATTCCAAACCGATTGAACCTAACCAGCCCAACAAGTATGTTACTTATCTCAAAATGGATGAGATGGTAACGATATTTGATGAGGGTGGAACCGCAGACGGTGCGGGAGGAAGCGTTGATGCAACAGAATTTGTTCGCATCACTTTAGCCGGTCGGGATTATATCGAGAAACAGTGGAAAGAGCTTTTTATGTTCTGGATTCCTTACGCTATTACGACTGCCATTGCTGTAGCAGCGCTTCTCGGATAGATTCAACCTTTTCTGCTGTTAGCTCGCTCGGTTCATACTCTTTGCAAGGATTATCTTTCCCGCATCCAAGGATATAATATCCATTCCTAATGGTGTACCGTCCTACAACATACTTGCATCCAGCGCAAGCAAGGCTTTTGCACTGTGGGAGAGCAGCCTTATCAATAATGGCAGAGCGGCGCGTCTTCTCTTGCTCTGCCGCAAGTTGTTCTTTGAGTTTGCGGTTTTCTTCCCGCAGATCATTTAATTCTCTTCTTGCAATAAACATTCCAACCTCCATAAAACATATTCCACCTGACTGTCAGTAAGTGATAGCACCTCAGATTTTAGGCGCTCTCTAATAAGAATAGCATGGTTTTCTTCTTCGCACAACATTTTGTGTCCCTCCAAATAATTATAGTAACGGGGCTATATGTCGATTATTGCACTTTGTGCAGTCGAAAATATAAGAAAATGGAGAGTTGAAATGAAAAAGTTTTTGCTTATTGCGCTTTCTTCGGTTCTTGCCCTCGGCATGTTAACCGCCTGCGGGGAAACGAATCAGGCCGAGCCAGAAAACGAGCCGGTAACTCCACCCGATCTCGTTGGAGAGTGGAAGCAGACAAACAGCAATGCAGATGACGCATGGCAGGCCGCTACCATTGCCGGAGATGCCATTGAGGTGTATTGGGTATCTGATAACGGAGAAACCAAAGCCCTCTATTGGGCCGGTTCTTTCGATGCCCCTACCACGGCGGATGAGCCGTACACCTGGGAATCGGAAAATGATAAAGATCAGACCGATATGGCAATTCTCGCCAGCGGCGATGACACGAAGACGTTTACCTATCAGGACGGCGTAATCAGTTACGAAGTGTCTGCCATGGGAGTTACGCAGACCGTAAAACTTGAGAAGCAATAAGTAACTAAAGGCCCCGCCGCCCTCTGCAACAAACGGCGGGGCCTTTTTGCAGCCAGCGGGGAGCGACCGCCGCTGCTTGATTTGACCTTATCACGCTTTACCTTACTACTTCAATACCAAGACTTTGCAACATGACAGCATTCGACAGGCCCACTTTTGGCAAACTTATTGCTCAAAAACCGAAGAAATTAAGGTGATGTAAATGAACATCCAAGAAGTGTGCAGAATCCGTAAAGAAGAATTGAAACTGACCTATCAGGACATTTCCGATATTTCCGGCGTTCCGTTGTCCACTGTTCAGAACTATTTTTCTAAATTGTCGAAAGCTCCATCTTTTTATACCGTTGTTGCAATCTGTAAAGCTCTTGGCATTTCGATCGATAAGACGTGTGAAATCATAGAACACTTAACGCCGACTGAGGAAACCTTACAAGCGCGGAATGATGAGTTGGAACGCCATGTTGACGCGAAAGCGGACATGATTGAGATCATGCGGCGCGGTGTCCGTATCCGCAACAACGTGATTGCTATAATGTTTGTCATTATCGTTCTGCTGGCTGTATGGTGCTTGTACATTGATTGGAGGGGGATTTGATGAGAGCGGCACTATATATCCGCGTATCTACGGAAGAACAGGCACGGAACGGCCTGTCATTGGGGGATCAGCGGGAATCCTTGTTGGCGTATGCCGCAGACAACGGTATGGAGGTTGTCGGCGTATACGAGGATGCTGGAATATCCGCAAGAAAACCATACAAGCGGCGACCAGCACTTCTGCGTTTATTGGCAGATTGCAAAGATGGGAAGATCGACACGATTCTATTTGTCAAGCTGGACCGTTGGTTCCGCAGTGTAGCTGGATACTACGCCGTGCAGGAAGAATTAGACCGCTGCCACGTCACATGGCAGGCCACGCGGGAAGATTACGAAACTCGCACGGCATCCGGGCGGCTAAAGGTGAATATCATGCTGTCGGTAGCGCAGGACGAAGCTGACCGCACCAGCGAGCGAATCAAGGCCATTAACGAAGGCAAGCGATTGAAGGGCCAGCCTACCACATGGAGAACACCCATCGGTATCTGCGTGAAAGACCGGCACTACGCCATTGATGAAGAAACCGCAGATGCGGCGCGAGATATGTTCCCTGCCTTTATACGGCTGCAAAGCATCCTTGCCTTAAGGCGGTATATGGCAACGGAGTGGGGGATCAAGCGCTCGTACAACAAATACAAGGATGCTTTGTCGAATCGATTGTACTTAGGCGAGGCGTTCGGCGTGGAAAACGTATTGCCCTCGCTTGTCGATCAAGAAACCTTTAACCTTGCCGGAAGAATCCTGGAACAGCGAAGCCAGCGGAACGCCAGTGCGGACCGGATATATTTGTTTACCGGGATTCTCCGCTGCCGGGAGTGTGGGAGAAACATGCAGCCGGAGACTGTAAAGAAAGTATACAAGTACTACCGATGCAGAACGCACACACTTGACCCAGCCGACTGTCCGCACATTCTCAGAATCCGAGAAGATGTGCTGGAGGATTACCTTTTGCGGGAATTTGAGGGGATCGCAAAAAAGTATTACTCCAAATCAAAAACCGCAGAAAAAAAGCCGCCCAAAACGGCGGAGCAAATCAAGCGGAAAATGCAAAAACTAAAAGACCTGTATCTTTCGGATTTGATTGAAATCGAAGAATACAAAAAGGACTACACGGAATTGAAACAGCAGCTTGCGGCAATAAACCCCGAGCCTATAAAAGAATTTGATCTTGAAACCTTACGGCGGGAATTGAAGGAATATCCTGATTTAGACCGGCAGGCAAAAAAGGAATTTTGGGTACGCACGATCCAGCGCATCGACGCAGACAATGACGGTGCGTTTTTTGTAACGCCCAGTTAGTTTTATTTTCATGTCACAACGCCTACGTCAAAATATAACTAACCCCCCGGCATTTGCCGAGGGGGTTAAGTTTAGCTTTCCAATTTCCGCATGACGCTATTGTAAACCCGCTCATTGACCACTTTCAAGCTGTCCATCAGCTCGTCCATGACCTCCCACGCACGGGCTGGGTCAACGTTGGACACTGCCCGGAGGAATTCGCTGTCAGGTGCGGGAGCCGCAGAATACGCCTCGATCATGCGAGATTCCCTCACCGGCGCCCGGTTCTGGTTTTGGATGGTATACAGCGCCGCCAGCTTTTCGTAGTTTGACCAACTGGATTCTTCCGTCTCTAACCGCTTGATCCATAGCGCCACTTCTCGATCGTCAATCATTGGGGCCTACCCCCTTATTCCTCCATCATGTCCATTGCACGGCGCAGGGCATCCTTGATGCGGTCATCGTCGGTCTCGCGCATCATATCGTTGATCTGGCTGCGCAGATGCTCAGTTGCGTCCGTGCGGCTGTAATGACCTCGGACGTAATGCCGACGGGCATAGGAGCTGCCACGGCTGTAGCCGCGCATATCATCGTCCAGATAGCGCCCGGAATATCCACGCTCGTCCATCGCCTCGATCTTGTCGATGTTTTTGATGGTATCCGTCAGCTTGTGGGCAATGTCCAGATCCCCGGCGCCCAGCTCGCCCTTGCGGATCAGCTCGTCAAGTTCCTTGCAGAGCATATCCCGCAGTTCATACATAGATTTCATTCCCATTGTGTTCTCCTTTCTCAGCAAACTCTGGTAATGATAAGGTTCGCGTTGCTCACGTCAATGTCCTCGCCACTAACGTTGCGGATGGACAGCGACGCGCAGCAGCCCTTTGTAACGTCAACGTACTCGGACGCCGCCACGTTAAAAAATGCCCCCGCAACCGTGGGCGTCACCGTCGCAACGGAGGACGGGAGCGGCTCACCGTCAACCGCAATGGCAATGGAGATGGGACCGGGTGTCCCGCCGGTGCTTACGGCAATATTGCCGATAAAGTCCACCTTGTAGCGGACGCGGCACTGGGAGCAGTTACCACGGAGGTTAAACAGGCCGGAGCCTGCGCGGTGCGTCACAAGGCCCTTAGTGCAGGGAATCGGTGCTTCCGTAAAAAGCACGTTCTGGTTTGCCGCTACGGTCTGTGCGGCAATGGCAGTGTATTCAGGCATAGAAATCTCCTTTCATAAAATCAGCGGCAGGGCTACTGCCCCGCCGCTTTGTCATCAGTATCGGCACGGGGCCGAACATTTTGTTGGCGTCAACAAAACATTGCCAACAAAAAGCTACGCTATGCAGTTGTCAGCAGCCGCATCCGGCAAACTGGTTGCAGCAATAGGGGTTCTGCACCGTGTAGGCCGGAATGGGAGAAGGCCGGAGCTGGGACACCAGATAGCTGTTCTGTGCCGCCTGAGATGCGGCCAGCTTCAAGCCCTGGTTCTCGCTCTGGAGATCCTGCAGCTTGCTCTGGGTCAGGAAATCCAAAATGGCGCGGCTGTTGCTGTTGGCATTGTCGATAATGTCCCGGGTGGCGTTCTGCACCGTGTTCCGGGTGTCGCAAGCCTGCGCCGCCATATCATAGCGCACGCCCTCAATGCTGCGCTGGGTGTTGCAGCAGCACTCAGCGGCCTGCATCTGCATGGCAGTCAACTGCTGCATGAGAGCCGCCTGCTGGTTAGCGCGGGAAAGCTCGGCCTGTCCGAAGCCGTTTGCCATCGCCATGTTGGTGCCGTTGACAAGCTGCGCCTGCTGGTAAAATCCGTCGCAAAGGCCCTGATTTACACTGTCGATTTTGCGCTCGACATTGGCAAAATCAGAGGTCAGCACATAGCCGTCGACCACGCCGCCGCCATTGCCGCCGTTGTTGCCCCAGCCGTTGCCGCCCCAGCCGCAAAAAACAAACAAAAACAGGATAATGATCCACCATGCACCGTCACCGCCCCAGCCAAAGCCGTTTCCGCTGCCGGAGGTGTTGGCGGGAGCCACAGGCATGGTCATCGTCGGCATACCGTCAGATAGAGACATAATATCTCTCCTTTCAAAATTTTATCAATCAAATCGTGGCCACGATTTTGATTACCGCAAAAAGCTCTCAAATTGCTTTGCCATTGCCTGCAGCTGGTTCAGCTGCTGCTGGCTCATTTTGCCGGATTGCAGCAGCTTTTCCACCTCCGCTTTTGGATCGCCCTGAAACGTGGCGCGGAACTGGTTAAATTGCTGCATGAGCCGCTGGAATTGGCCCATCGGCCCCGGCATCTGACCGCCGCCCATGGCCTTAAAAAAAGGATTAGCCATCAGCGTCAGCCTCCTTTACTTTCTTCGCGGACTTTTCTTTGCCCCGAATTTCGCCCACAATCGCCGCCAGACGGTCAAACTCCTCCCGCGTGACAAAATCCACGGCCTTAGCCTGCGGTGAGGCAGGAGGCGTCTGAGAGCGCTCTACGAGGTCATAAATTTTAAGGGACGGTTTGCCGCTGGCGTCCGCCTGCTTGAGATAAACGGTGGGAGCCGTACTGTCCCACAGCGCCACGGCGGCGTTGGGCGCAATCATCCAGTTTCGGGCCTCCTGTTCCCCGCTGACCCACTGCACACCGCTTTGCGCCACCGGATTCTGCGGGGCCTGCGGCATCTGGGGCGCCATGGGCTGCATCTGCTGCTGGCGCATCTGCATGAGGTTGTCCGGCATAGGCGGTGCGTAATAGGGGTTTTGCCATCCGTAAGGTGTGTAAGCCATTTTAGTCATCCTCCTTGACCCAGTAATACAAGATGTTCTCGTTGCTGCTGTCCCAGCTGTCCCAGATCATGCCGTCGCAGACGCAGACCACATGGCCGGACAGAGCCAGAATATAGGTGCCTTTTGGGTGATCCTCCGCAAATTGGCCCACCGTGTAGCAGTCTGGGCAGGTGTCCGGCACGATGTACCGCCGATATCCGATGCTGCGGAGATACCGCCCCCAACAGGCGTTTGCCGACGGCATATCCCCGTCCAGATACCCTTGGATACAGAGCCGCAAATAAATTTCGCCCCAATCCATCCCGGTAGCCTTGACGATTGCCCGCACGGTGCAGTCCCCTACATTTTTCCCGCAGGGGTTGGGGTTGAAATGGTTATACATACTCCCTCCGGTCATCGTATAAAAGCTCAATCATGCGCACACAGCGTTCCAGCTCCGCTGGATCGGTCTGCGCTATGATCTCTCGCGCCAACTCCGCCGGATACCCGCAGGCCAAAAGCCGCTCGTACATTGTGTGCGCCTCCTTTACACGTATATGATACAAAAAATCCGGACAGCCAAACTGCCCGGAAACTGCCTGTATTCTGCCCTCAAACTGCCATAAAAATATTTTGAGAAATTCGGTTTAACCTATTGACAATAGGTTAAACCTATTGTATATTATAGGTACAGTAAAGGAAAGGGGTACGCGAAAATGTGGAAGGAAGGTAGCATCAAGGTCAACGGCGAGAGTTTTCACTACTGGATGAAGCAATACGATGAAGGTTCTAAATGGGGAATTGATGGAGGTCGCATTTCCAAGCTGATGCTCAAGCGGAACGGCGAAATTGTTTGCAACTATGACAGAGGTTGGGACATAGAACCCGCCGACGAGAACACCCGTATTGCCACGGAGCATCTGATCCGCAGCGACAAAGGAGAATGAAAATGAAAACCATCTACATCAAGATTTCCGGCTATGATACTTTTTACAAGGCCGTTTTTTCCGTGCGTAAATCCAACAAGGGAAACCGCATCGCCCATCTGGAAGAAAAAACCGAGATTTCCAAAGCCGCATATTACAAGATCCCTGCCGAAAATCGCGCGATTTTTAGCGGTGACATTAACCGGGACATCCACGAAATCGGGAACACTGCGCTGCTGGATCTGATCGAAGCACAGGAGGGGGCCTGAATGCCGGATAGCGAAGCGAAACGCCAGTGGATGTCGCAAAACACCACCTTCATCGGGCTAAAGCTCAACAACAACACCGATGCCGACATCCTCGCCGCGCTGGAAGGCAAGGCCCGCCAGACGGAGATCAAGCGGCTCATCAGAAAAGGTCTGGAGGTGGAGCGGAATGACGCGTGAGCGAACAAAGCGGATGCCTGACGGGAAGATCTATCACTATATCATGTCAGATGCCGCCGTTGAGAAAGAGGACCAGGCGAAAAAGCGGTGGCGTGCTGAGAACTATACCAGACTAACGGCTGACATCCCTAAAGAAATGATGCAGCAGATCTCCGATGCCGCCGCCAGCAGAAGAATTTCTAAGCGTCAATTCATTATCGAAGCGCTCGAAAATGAGCTGGAAAGATAGAGGAAAGCCGTGTCCGAATCGGACACGGCTTTCCTCATCCCTGCATATCATCCGCGATCTTGGCGTAGGCACGCCGCCGGATCTTGGCAAGGCCGTCCACGCTGACGTGGAGCAACGCCGCCGCCTGTAGACAGCTCTGGCCGTGGACGTCCACCGCCAGCACCGCCGTCTCCTCGTCAGGCGGCAAGCCTACCAGCCGGACGGCCTGCGCCGCCCGGGCCGGGGCCATGGATGACAACAGCGCCCGGATCTCTCGGTTTGTTTTTTCCATGGGTTTTCCAGACTTGCAGAGCGCGTTCCCGCGTGGATGTTGCCATCTTCTGGCCCTCCTTTCAGATGTTTAGCTCGTCCAGTCGGAGCGTTTCTCCCGCACGTCGATGTGGGTAAAGCCCTTCTTGGCGTAGATGCCTACGCCGCCCCAGTCCGGCATCAGCTGTCGGGCGAAGGTCGCCACCGTCTCCGGTTTCTGGCCGCTGACGGAAATATCCGCCGCCATGCCATAGCAGTGCTGGCTGTGGGCCGCACCGTTCACCTTGGCATTGTACTGCGGCGTTCTGTACCCGCTGTGGATGACCACCGGAGCGTCGAAGTGGGCGCGGATGGTTTCCAACACCATCACCAGCCGGGGAGCCACCAAAACAGCGTCACTGCCGTCTCCACATGCAAACTCCCGCACCTTAAAATGGGCGGAGAGCTGCTTGCCCCCGGAGGCGGCTTTGCTGTAAGCGTGGATCTCAACCATTTTTGTCCCCCCAAATCTGATACAGCGCCCGGACCATGTCGGCCCGTGTCACGGTCTCCCCGGCGTTGGCGTCCGTCAGCAGGCCGTAAGCCTTGCCCCATACGAGGGCTTGATCTTCCACCTTGGCCGACCGCTCCCAGAACAGCAGCAGCGTGGGCACCTTTCGGCTGCTGACCACCTTCCCGCCGGGAAAAATGCCCTGCGTGGAGCCGCCGCCGTCCAGCATGAGGGCGTCCACCACGCCCAGCCCCAGCAGCTTATTCTGGAGCTGCTCACGGGTCAGGCTGGTCTTGTCGCACCACAGGCATACCTTGCCGTTGGGCATCCAGCCCACCGCCGTCCGGGCAGCAGGCCGGGCCACGTCGGCGGTCAGGCCCCGGTAGAGCTTGGACCCGCCCTTGAGGATCGGGACGCCGGAGAGGAAAGATCCTCCCCGGTCCGTTAGCATCTGCGGTTTGCCGTCACTGCCAATGGACACGCCCCAGTCCTGGTATTTGTCCCGGCTGATGACCTTGCCGTCGATCACCGTCCAGCCTACCGGCTGAAACTTGCCGTTGAACAGGTAGCCGTTGATGATGTGGGTGCAGCCGGTCTTGGCCTTGATCTGCGCCGGGGTCAGCTTGCCGGTGTTGTGGTAGATCTGCGCTCTGGCGCAGTCAAACGTATCAACCATGGCGCACACGGGAAGCCTTGATGAAGTAGCCGTCCTCGTCATAAGTCACCTCATAGGTGGCTCCGACGATCCGCTGGATCTGGACGGTGCCCGCCAGATCCTCCCGGCGACGGGTATCCAGCGTCTGGGGGAGAGAATCCGGCTCGGTCTCGGCCGGAATGAAGCCCTCCCGCATTTCGTCCTCAGTCCACCCGGCCACGCCGCCGTCAGGATTCAGGTGGAAGTTGGCCCCCGCCTCCTTCAGCTCCGCGTTGATAGCCTCGATGGTCTTGCCAGTGGCCTTGACCTCGTTGATGATGTTCTCGTAGATCTTTTCCATGGTATGTACCCCTTTCAAATTTTCGGTTGATTTTTCAACCGGTTTTAACTGTTTTTGTCCTCGGCCACCCGCTGTGTGCCGAAGTAAAACGCGATGACCGTGGTAAAGATGGTCAAAAACTCCGTCCCGGAAATGTCACCCCGCAGAGCCAGCACCGCGAAGATCACCGTCAGGGTGATGGTCACGAGGCTTTTCACCGCAAGCAGATTGCCCAGCCGTTTCTTGATGTTTTCCATATTTTTCTCCTTTCACTCTTTCCGGATCGGCAGCTCGCCGACCTCGGACATGATAATTATCAGGTGTCCGTTGCCGCCAAGGGATTTGTACGCCTGGTGCATCTCGTCAAGCGTTTCCCTGTCCGACAGGCTGACGCTGCCGTCGGAGATGTACTTCTGGCCCAGATAGCGCACCCGGTCGATCAGCAGCACTTTCAGCGCGTCTACGATGGCGTCCCGCTTGTCATCCTTGGTCCATTTCCGCTGGAGGATCGCGAGGATGATGGCGGTCACGCCGGAGCCGGTGGCGGCAGTTAATACGATCTGTAGAATTTCCATTCCACACCCCCTTAAAAAGTTGCAGTTTTTAGGGTAAAATCCGACTTGCTTTCGTGCAAGTCAAAGTCCGACTTGGTTTCGTGCAGGTTAAAATTCGGGCCACCGTCTATCGCATTGAGGACAAACCCACCGCCCCTCCGGAATGATAGCCCCGCATATCACGCAGGTGTTTTCCATAGAGCCGCCTACTTCGTGTACCAAACCTGCACGCGAGCGCTTTTACCTATGATCTCAGAACCAGCGTTTACTATAAGCCGAAGTCCTGTGTTGTAGGCAATACCGAAGTCGATGTTTGGGACATTGCCCTCTACGGCGCCGCCAGGTTGCCGGGTAGGCATGCCTGGTGTCCAATGTGTATCATCACCGTACGGCCACTGGTACTCTCCAGAATACCGAATGATATCCCCTCCAGGGTAGAAGCTTTGCTCAGTTGTCAGATTATCGAATTGCTTAATCTGCGTATATACCGGCTTGCCAAGATACCGCTCCGTGGTACGGTACTCTACGCCCAGCTCCATGGGCGGCGTAAGCCACTCCCAAGGTTGCCACGCATTGGAAATACTGGTGTTGCGAACTCTGGTAACCATGGGCCAGCCAGAATTTTGATTATAAGTTCTGCCGAACTGAACCGCATGGCCGGCATCTCGTTGGATGTGCAAAATCATCCAGTCATTGCTATTCGGAGTGTCTTTGTCACAATAATAAAACCCGCTTGCGGTGATATCGTTTGCAGAACGACCTTCCGGAATAGTGGCATCTTCACCCAACCCAAACCCGCCGGGGGCGGCGTTAATATTCCCCCTCGCCTGCGCCTTCTGCTCGTCGGTGAGGCTCTGCGCCGCGTCGTAGCGGACGAAGTTGCTGGAGCCGCCCACGGGGCCTTCCGGGCCTTGCTTTCCCTCCGGCCCCTGCTTTCCTTCGGGGCCTTGGATGCCCTGCTTGCCCTGCGGGCCTTGCAGGTTGCCGTTGGCCACCCACTTGCCGTGGACGGAATCCCAGATGTAGATGTTGTAAGGGGGCGCGGTACCCACGCCGTACACGTCACCAGCCTTGGGATTGGGGACAGCGGCCTTGAGGGCGTCCAGCGTATCAAAGTAGCCCAGAATGGCAAAGCTGGACCCGGCCTCGCCGGGATCGCCCTTGTCGCCTTTTTTGCCGGGAGGGCCAATGGGGCCTTTGATGGACGTCAGCGTGGTGAGGGTAAAGGCGTACACCCAGTTGGCCGTGCCTTTGAGGTACACCTTGCCGTAGTCCGCAGAGGCCGTGATGTCCGGCAAAATCAGGACGAACTGGCCGCGCTGGACGTCCGTACCGGTGAAGTCCTGGTTCATTTCGGTCACGCTCTTGTACTCCTTGGTGATGCCCACCGGCACACCGGCGGACGCCAGCCGCGCATCGATCTCCTCGCCGGAGTAGGCGGATGTGTAGTAGTCTTGCAGCTTGGCGAAGATCTCTTCCAAGACTGCGACTCTCTGTTCAATCGTCATGTTTCACACCTCACACGATGAAAAGTTTGTTCAGGCGGTCAAAGAACAGCCCGCCGCCCTTCTGTACCAGCGGCCCTGCTTTGGCTTGCCCGAATTTGCGGTAGTACAAAATAACACAGCCGTCCGCGCTTGGGCCGCCCGGGCCGCCTAAACCGCCGGACCCGGGAGTGCCGGGGGTAATGGTGCCGTTTCCGTTCTTCACGGCAATGCCGCCGGAGCCTGCGCCGCCGCCTCCGTAGCCGCCACGTCCGCCCCTGCCGTACCGCTTCGGCTTGGAGGGGGTGAGCGTGGCCGTCATGCCGTCCGCACCGGAGCCGCCGGTCACATCAACGGTTGTCTCGCCCGGCAGGCCGCGTCCGGAGGATCCGGCTTTGCCGTTGGCTCCCGCCGCCGGGCCGCCGCCCAGACCGGAGCTGTACCAGCCGTAACTGCGCGGAGTGCCTGTTGATGCGATTCTGGTCATGCTGACTTTCCCCTCGCTGCCAGCCACAGGGCCGGGGGTAAATGCGTTCCCGTCCTCGTCATAAGCAATCGTGCCATTGACGTATTTCTGAACGCTATCATCTGTGTACTCACTCACAGCCGGATCGCGGCCAGCACCGTTTCCACCAGGGAGGCCGTCCTCGCCGATGCCGCCGAACTGCTCTCCGGTGATGGGATCCGTGAAGCCAAAATCGGGAGCAGACGCGCCCGCCGTAGTCATGCCGTGGAACAACGTATCCGTGCCGTCTGTACCGGGGAGATCGTCCGGGCTGAATTCGGCGCCCTTGCCGCTTTTTCCGCAGGCATAGGCAAGGCTTTTCAGCTGGGACACGTCGAGATCGCCCTCTACGATTCTGCCGCCCATGCCGCCCTTGCCGCCGGGACCGCCCTTGCCACCCAGCGCCAACGCGTAGCCGTCTACCCGATCCTCAAAAACCGGGTTTGTCCACGAGAACTTAGGCCCCGATTGGGTATCTTCGCCCTTTTCGCCGCAGCGACCGCCCTGCCCGGCGGAGATCATCACATAGTGGATCGTTGTGGTGCCCTCCGGGATTTGGAACTCGCCGGAGCCGGTGAGGACTACCCGCTCGTCCAGATACTCCGCCGCCTCCGGCTGCGCCGGGGTGAAGCCCACCAGTGCCTCCATGCTGCTTTTAAGCGTCGCGCTCATGGTGGTGTCAAGAGACTGGATGCAAGCGGAAACCATTTTTTTGTCATACGGATGATATACGCTTACAACGTGGCCCGGTTTCTCGTGCCCGCTTACAATGTCATTGGTGATAGTTTCGCGGCATCGGTAATAGTCCGCAAGACGCTTCGCCACGGCGTAGGAATTCACCAGAGATACCAGCGTGGCGTCTGTAACTGATTTGATGTTTTCCACAGCGCCAGCCGTCACAGGCTGCGTGATTAAGCGGGTGTTGTGGATATACGCCTTGCCAGTCAGTGCGCCAGCGCCAGCGGAGATCTTGGCGTAGTTCGCACCGCTTTCCAAGATTGTGAAGCCAGTCGCGGAGAGGGAGTGCATCGGCTCGGAGAATGTGATGATATCGCCATTCTGCGCCGTGCCGGAGAATAGCTCCTTTGCTTCCGTTCCCGCAACGTATTGATGCTCCGTTACCGTCACAGCAGAGATGGGGTCGCTATAAACAACCTTTCCACCGCTCAAATACATTCTGTTGCCTTGAATCACAGACGCCGTTCCATCCCACAGGGAATCAATGTGCAAAACGCCGTTTAGGTCGGTTGTCAAATATGCGCCAATTGCAAAAAGCACTTGCGCCAGGTTGTCCCTTGCGCTTTTGCCTTGCCCGTTTGTTTTCGGCTGGCAATACGGGAGCCAGCCGTATAGTTTAACGTTTGCAAAAACGCTCTTGACCACAACCGGAACCGCACCGCAAATATCGGGAATTACCTCAGAAACGGTTTGCCCTGTATAAATGCCGCCTTTATGCGGGATCGTTGCCAATAAACCGACCGCAGACCACGCTACAATTTTATATGCGGTTGCGCCCGTCCGCTCAATCGACCGTAAATAGTAAGTCTGCATTGATGCGTTAGAATCGTTTTCCCAGAAACGAATAGCGTCATTCTTCTGAAATGACATAATCGAAGGATCGTCGCATCGCACAACAACTGTCAGTGTATCGGCAGAAATACTCTCACAGCTTAATGACTGCTCTCGTGTGGGCGCAGCTTTTTCTGTTCGGGAAGAATCAAACATCCAATTTTTGTAGGTGATCTTCATATCATTTCTCCGTAAACGCAAGCACCATGCCCGTCCAATATTCTGCAGCGTTCGTTCCGGTTCCTCTGTCAACGCCCTCCGGAGGATCGCACGTCATGTTTGCCGTGCGATAACCTCCGCTTTGGGTGTCGAAAAAATATACGCTCAGATTTCCACTGTACAGTTGCTCAAGCAATGTGTTCAGCTGTGTTTCCGTTAGAGGCATACATGTACAGGTAATAACTGCCTTGATTGCAAGCACATCCTCCGTAAAACTGCCATCCAGCATATACCCCTCGTTTGGCCCTTTGATTTTTTTGTGTCCCACTTTGTAGCCAACCGGCGTAAAGTAGGATGTAAAATCAATGCCGTTGATTTTGATCGTTTTACTCATGCGCCGCTCCTTAATGCCTCCGCTGCGTTGTACGGCACCATTTTTCGCGCCAATACCGCGCCGTCAAGTTCGGTTGTCAAATTGATTACAATACTTCCCACACCGCTGGCCGCCAATGCACCAACACCGGATGCAATAGAGTTCCCAATCGCCGCGACGCCGGAGGCTCCAAAATCGACCGATGCCGTTCCAAAGTCCATGCCAGATGCAATGCTGCGCTTGATATTGCCGTATTCGTTATCCCAGCCCTCGCCCAAGCCAAGCGCCATGTTCTCGCCGATCCCGGCGAAGACGCGGGACGGTGAGTGAATACCGAAAACGCCTTTTACGCCATCCACAATGCCGTCGAAAAAGCCCTTTACCATGCCTGTTAGCCAATCGCCCATTCTCTTGATGCCTTCCCAGATTCCTTTGACAAGGGCTATTCCGATTTCGATGGCGGCTTCGCCGATATAGCCTATGGACTGGATAAACGCGGATGCAAGGTTTTTAATGATCTTTGGAGCCTCGTCTAAGAGCGTCGGTAGGTTATCGACTAGGCCCTCGACAAGCGCAACAATGAACATCGTGCTGGCTTCGACAAGAGCAACAAGGTTGTCTGGAGATGTTAAAATCTCAACTAAGGCGGGAATCGCACTTGCAAAAGCGGCCATTATTTCTGGCAGTTTTTCGGCCACGCCCTGAATCACTTGAGCCGTGATTTGCAAGAGAGCTTCGAGGAATGTCGGTGCTATATCCACAAAAGACTGGATAATTGTTGGTACAACATCAATCAACGATTGCACAATGCTTGGTAGAGCCGCAATAAGTCCATTTATAAGTTCTGTTGCAGCCGCAACAAGAGGCGGAAGAACAGTGCTCACAAAACTGGGCAACTGAGCTGTTATGACCGGTGCAAGCTTGACGATCAAATCGCCAAATCCAGTAAGGATCTTCTCAACGCGCGGGATAATGTTTTCTGTTGCCTTGCTGACAGAATAGGTGAAGTTTTCAATCAGCTGGTCAAGGTCTGCGTTATCATCAGCAATCCCGGTTACAAGGTTTGACCAAGCGGATTTCATCATGTTAACGCTGCCTTCGATAGTGCTTGCCGCTTCCTCCGCCGTTGTCCCGGTGATCCCCATTTGATCTTGGATCACATGGATTGCTTCAATCATCTTGTCGAAAGAAACGCTATTGACTGTGTCCGCTGTGACCTCGACGGTATCGCCCAACACCCCTGAATCGTTGATGAGCCGCGCCATTTCTGTCGCCGTGCCACCATAACCGAGTTTGAGGTTATCCAGCATGGTATAGTTTTGCTTTGCGAAACCTTGATAGGCGTTCTGGATCATCTCCATACTTGTGCCCATCTTGTTCGCGTTATCCGCCATGTCAATGACAGCCTGGTTTGCTACCTCCGCCGCCTTTTCTGTGTCACCGCCAAGGCCCTGCAACAGCGACGCCGAAAATGACGTAACTGTGTCCATATACTCATTAGCGGAAAGTCCTGCGGTTTCATACGCGCGGTTTGCGTATTCTATGACTTGATCGGCAGAGTTTTTAAACAGCGTCTCTACTCCTCCGACAAGCTGCTCGTATTCTGCGTATCCCTCAATGGATTTTTTTGTCAATATGGAGATGCCGGTTGCAGCCGCCGTTAAAGCAGCTGCACCAGCCTTCGCCGCCGTTGCAAGCCCGCCTTTTAGTTTGCTTGCCAGTGCATTTGCCTTTTTGCCTGCTTCTGAAAAGCCGCTGTCAACGCCGCTGTCATCTACGCTGATTTTTACAAAAAGGTCTAATAAATTCACGCTTTCACCACACTTTCTTGGTGATTTTTAAGAAATCGCCCGTGACATTTTGATAAATAAGGCGTATACTTTCATTGAAGGAGGGTTTTGCCATGATTAACTTTAACAACAATTCCGCATGGGACTTAAAGCCCATCAATGTCTCCGAGGTGCGCGATGAGGTCAACGGTCTTCTGATTGAGGGCGAGAGCGTCGCCTGCGCTTTCAAAACGGTTCGTGACCAACTGATTTTTACCAACAAGCGCATCATTTCCGTAGACGTGCAGGGCATCACCGGAAAACGGAAATCATTCAGTTCTATGCCCTATTCCAAAATTCAGTTTTTCAGCATCCAGACCCCAGGCTTTGCCGAGCTGATCCCGGACAGTGAATTGGTCCTGACCTTCTCCAATGGCTTTGTGGCTAAATTTGAATTTAAGGGTCAGACAGACATTGGCGAGATCGGCAGAATGATTTCTGAATACGTCCTCAAATAACCGCCTCTCACGCCTCCCCACCCAGGGAGGCGTGTTTTACCGTCAATCCGCACCGGGAAACCACATCCGCCGTAATCTCCGCACAAGACCGTTTATCCCGCTTCTCCGGTATGACGGCATCTGCATACCTGCCCTTCATGTAGCTGCCTCCGACATACCGCGCCGTATTTTCCGCCGCGATCTTTAGCGCATCCGTCACATATACCCGGAACGTCTCGTCCTTTGTTCGCTCAGCCAGACGCGCCCAGCAATATCTTGTAAACGCTCTTACTTTTTGCGGTCCCCGGTATTCCCCTGCGCAGAGCCAGAGGTTCTCTCGCTCTGCGCCGAGATAAAAAGCTCTCCAAACGCCTCATCTGTCAAAAGTTCTGTTGCGTCCCGCATCAGTTTTGCGAGATTCAACGTTCCTTTGTAGGCATCTGCGCTCACGCCCTCAATAGAGGCAAGGATAGCGATGATGTCGCCCTTGTGGCCCTTGAGCAGTGCAGGGAGCGCTTTACGCGCCCGCTGCATTGCAAACTCTTTCGCCGTCATTCCCTCTGGGATCTTTTCACGCCGAAACATGGCGGATGCCTTTTCGTCCTCTGCAATGTTGGCAATGGGGTCAATGATATCTGCGATAACATCAAACACCCGCTCGCCATGAATGTCGGAAAGTTTCATATCAGCCCTCCGCCGTACCGGCCTTAATGTAGATCTCAAAGGGGACCGTGTCCTGTGCCGCCATGGAGTAGTGAGCGGTATACTCAAATGCAAACTGCCCCTTTGCCTTGTCGCTGGTCTGCAGCTGGAAGCCGCCGGTGGACAGTGCATTCATCAGGTGAATGGCGATGAAGCCGCCATTTTTATCGCCGTTCTTGTCGGAGTAGTCGCCCACCAGCCAGATGTCGGCAAAGTCAGCATCCGACAGATCGTTCCGAGGCGTTACCTTCCCATCGCTGGTACTCACATCGGCAGCACCGCAAAGGCTCTTTGCGATCTTGGTGTCTGCGTTGATAAACGTACCCGTCATCTTCGCCTCCCAGGAATCCAGCCGTTTCAGCTCCTTCATGTTTTTGGGACAGTTGTCAATGTCCTCGCCAAAGTCCGAATAGGTCGGCGTTGCGGTAAAATTTACGCCGCCGGTAGTCGCGCCGATCTGCCCCGCCTCTCCGATGGTTCCGGTTGCCGGGGTAAAATCGGTGGTCAGAATACCGGCGTTGATCTGCAATTTCTGAAATGCGTCGGAAGGAATTTTTGTAAATTTCATAGTTTCGTCCTTTCATCAGTTTTGCGACAGATATTCCACAGTGATGTTGAGATACCGCCGCTTGATGTTTTTATTGCTTTCGTCCGCGATGTTCTGGCACCACGGGGAGCCGCGCTTGATCCACATTGCCCCTCCGTCATATGGCACGAACGCGCCGCCCATGCCGATGGCGTCAGAGATTTCCTGTGCCTTGGCGTTGGGGATTGCCTCGCTTTCCGTGTAATACCAGAGATTCACTGTCAGAGCAATTTCTCCGCTTTCCCATGACCCTGTGATAAGCTCATAGGTCAGCCACGGGAAAACCGCGTCCTCCGACACGTTGGAAGTCGGATACGCTGTGAGGAATTGAGAAAGCCACGCATGGAGCGCCTTATCCTTTGTCATTTCGGCAGCTCCTTTCGCTCCGCGGTGAAGAATTTCAGAGCCTTAATGATTGCGCCCGCAGACCTCGGCGCGGCCTTTTCCTCGGGATTTGAGGTCACGCGATAGGTAATCCCCGTTTCCGTATCGCGGAAATAATCGTTGTACTCGATGGGAACGCTCTGATTGACCAGTGCGGAATATACCGAGGTAACGCCGTCCTTTTCCGCTTTTCGCGCCTCCATCGATGTGTCAAGAGACTGGTAATTGAGGAACTCCGCTCCCTCTTCCCACGCGGTGATGTAGCCGCCCGCGCCATCAGGCGTGCGCTTTTTCTCCATCAAAATGCACTTGTGGGCAAAATCGTCCAGTAAACTCACGGTTCCACCCCCTTGAGCTTGCGCCAGTCATTTAACCGGCTTTTAAAAGCGCCCTGCCAGCCCGTCCCAGCGCTCGTGTCGGCATTCCCGACGCTCGCCTTGGTGTAACTGTACCCGCCGAAGCTTTCGCTCGTGTATGGGCTTAAAACGGCTTCACCGTTCTTTTCTTCCCACGCGGCGATATCTTCGGCAAGCACAACCACAGCCTTTGACACCGCCAGCGCCCACACCGTCCCGGTAAAGGTTTCATCCGTCAGGTCAGCCGCCGGATATTGATGCAGACCGTCATTAAACACAGAGCCGCAGATGCGGAAATATTGATTGGTCAGGAGAAAGGGCAGCGCAATGCTGCCGTTCTCCACGGTGAACGTGCCCTCGTGAATGTCCACAAGGAACCAGTTGTTCAAATGCCGTAAGACCTGTTCAAGCATCACGCCGCCCCCTTATTTAGCCCGCAGCAGCCGCAGCAACGGTAGCCACGGCAATGCCGTCCAGATACTCAGCCCACAGCTTCATGCCCATGATGGCGTACATATCGCCGGTGGCGCGGCTGTAATCGCCGTCGACGTGAACTCCGATCAGGTTGGTCTCGCCCTTCACGGTGTAGTTCAGGCCCAGCTTGGCAAAGTCGCTGTCGCTGGGGTCCACATAGTACAGGTCGATGTTCTCCACGGGCAGAGCGATCACCTTCTTGGAGGCAATGTACTTCTCAGGCAGCAGGAACAGAGTGCGGTAGCCCATGAAGTTCTCCACGTAGTTGATGCCGAACATGGTCTGCACGGTGATCTCCTTGTCGCCCAGGTAATCGTAAGCGTCGATGATGTTGGCGAAGCCCACCACCTCGGTCACGTCCTTATCCAGACCGGCAAACTTGTCCAGCACCTTGCCCTTAGCCATGGCCAAAGCGCGCTGCCACGTCTTCTCGGTCACCTTCAAAGTGCCGGTACCGAGGAAGGTATAGAAGTCGGTCAGGACCTTGTTCTGCAGGGCCACGAGGAAAGCCTCATCGGTCTTCTCCACGGCAACGTCAGCGCCGTACTTTGCCACGCTCTCGATCGTCACGCTCTTGGCATACTTGGAAATGTCGATGTCGCCGTAGGCAACAGGCTCCACCTTCATCTTGGTGAAGGGGATCTCGTCACCCTCAGCCACAGTGCCGCCCTTGAGACCGCCGTCCACGCTGGCCTTGTAGGAAACCAGCTTCGTGCCGGGGGCCTTGCGGATGGGACGCATAATGCCCATGATGTTGCGCAGTGCGTCCCAGTTATCAGCGAAGCGGGACACGAAATCCACCTCACGGGCAGAAGTGGTAAACTGGGCAGAAGTTGTTACGTTAGTTTTCGCAGCCATAAATAGCTCCTTTCAAAAAATCAGTTGTTTTCGCTTGCCATCAGATCGGCAAGCGCTTTCTGGCGCTCCGCCGTAGACATCACATAGCGGCCCTTATCGTCCTTCTTATAGATGTCCTCGCGGGTCTTCGCGCCACCGGTGTTCGCCGGGGGATTGGCAGGATTCGCACCGTGCGTCTGCGTGGTGGAGACAAGCCCCTTGTAGGTGCCGTTTACGAGTGCATCAAGGCTCTTAGTGTCCTTGATCTTCTCGCCGTCCAGCTCCAATGCGGCCATTTCTTCGCCGCAGCCACGCATGGCAAGGTCCAAATTTGCGCCGGTGATGTTTTTGCTCTCAAAGTAAGCGCGCACGGCCTTTTCCTTTGCCGCCTTGCTTTCCTTTGCCGTGACGTCGGATTTGTAAGTTTCAAAGGCCGAGTGTTCCTTCTCGTACTTTTCCTTATAGCCGCCGTCACCCGCTGCCTTGAGGTCGTCCAATTCCTTCTGGACGCTGGGCAGCTTCTCCGCGTCCGCCTTGTACTTCGTGAGATCGTCCTTGAGGGGGTCAACCACGCCCAGATGCAGCGCAACCAAGCGATTTTCGATCTCTTCGGTGCAAGCTTCGCCGAGAATATTTCTAATTTCCGCTCTCGTAAATTTCGCCATGTTATTCGTTCTCCTTTTCCTTGGCCCCAATTCTTCGGGGGCGAACGTTGTATAAAAACCGCTGTACCTCGCAGGTTTTACCTAAAACAAAAGAGCCAACCACCGAGAAAAACTCGGTAGCTGGCTCCTATTGCCCTTTTCCGCGCCCTATTACGCGGAAGTTGAATATTTGATTGTCTTTTTTACCTCTAACACGATATACCCGTCGCCCTTGCGCCGGATCTCCGCGTCATTGCCGCGCCGTATAATGGCCTCGATGGCCTTGATGGTCTCGTTATCCATTTTTTAGCTCGCTTACCAAAATGTCCCGATACTGTGCGGCATGATCGGCGGCAGCAGGTTTCAGAAACGGCTGCGGTTTATTACCGTGGATCATGTGCCAGTTGCCTACGGGTTGAATAAATCATCTATGCTGATAAACTCATGCAATTTGTATCGAGAATGTATCTTTATAGGGTCGAGTTGGAATATCTCACACCACTCCGTAAGGGTCTTTGTAGCGTTCCCGATTTTGATATTGACGTTTGTACTCCGGTTATTGCACTGTTCTTTAACCGTGGACCACCGGCAATTATCAGGGCAATAGTCACCATCGTTGTCAATGCGGTCAATGGTCAAATCATCCTGATATCCGTGGGACATGGCCCAATCATGGAACGCAATAAAATCAGAACGCCATTCCTCGCATACCTTTATGCCACGTCCGCCGTATCTGTCGTATCGTGCATCATGTTCATTATAACACCTTGCTTTCATGTTTTGCCAGATGTTGTAAATCCTTGTTCCCCCAACCTTAAATCCGGTCTCTGCAAACTTCCTGCGCCCATCGCCCAAGATAAGGTTTTTCTTATCCTGTTCCTTTTTCAAGCAACCACAAGAGCGAATTGCGCCGCATTGCAGGCTATCAGAACGAACAATTTTCACATTTCCACAGTCACACTGACAGACCCAATAGGTTTTTCGCGTTTCCGTTGGATGCAGACCGACTACAACCAATCTGCCAAATCTCTGCCCAGTTAAATCCTTGATGTTTTTGTTGTTTTTCATCGTTCCCACCTCGAATATATTGTACCATATTCGGGCAGAAAAGTCAACGTTTTAACTCAGATTCTATGATTTGTTTGTACTGGCTCAAATGGTCCGCTGCAGATGGCTTTAGGTATGGTTGGGCACGTTGCCCATGCGTAAGGTGAAATTGTCCCTTTGCATCTTGATATACCCAAGGATTCGGCCTGCCACCCGGATAATACTTTCCTGTGCCAAGTTCCGCTTGTGTATCACATAGGCCCCATACTCGCTGTTGGTGCCTATGTAAACCGCATCACCACCTTCGTCTACCACATGGGTAATGCTGTTGCGCAGATTGCCGGTGTCAACGGGGCACAGCTTTTTCGCATATCCCTCTGCCACCAGCCCGATCTTTTCAAGGCCCCGCAGCAGTGCCGCTTTGATCTCAGCAGAAACCTCCGCGCTGTGGTCTTGGATTTCAACGCTCATTTTCAAAACCCTCTTGACTATTTTACGGAAATTGCATATACTACCTATGAGGAAACTCATGTTTCCGTTTTATCGAGGTAATCCTCCGCCCGTTCTGGTGGGGGGTTGCCTCATTTTTTATATCGCCGCGCAAAAAGGACAGACCCGTTATGCAACGCAATTATATCTGCATTAAACGATTTGCTTCTTGTTGCTCTCGCATCCAATACATCAATTAGTTTTTGCTTATCAATCCCATCGGCGACATCAAAAATCACTCCGCCTTGGTTCCCGTGTATCTGCTTTATCGCTTTGCGCAGAGCGCTATCTGCGGCTTTTTCTGTGGAAATCGACTTTATTTCCCATTGCTTCCCTTTCCACAGCATGTCTGGCATTTTCATACCTGGCGTCTGCGATTCTTTCAGTAGCACGAACTTCCCGCCGAATTGATATCTGAGTTGGTTTGCAATTTCGATTTCGGTCTTGTGCCCCTTTATGTGATATCCGTTTTCGTATCGTACCTTACCCATGCGGGGATTAGCAGAATCTATGTATTTCTTCGTAACATCCTTTTCAGATTTTTCGCTACCCATGTGATATGTGGATAACTGTCTGCCACTGTATCCCTGCTTCGATGCTTCCCACTGTGCGTATGTCATGTCGGATATAAGCCCGTCGCGTGTTCTCCGCAGGCCGTATGATGTATCTACGCCATCCACGACTGAAAGCACCGTACAGCGGCAGTTATACACGAGGTAGCCGGGTGCGGAAGTATCGCCGGGAAACATGATCTCGTTACCATCGACTTTAAACGGCTTGTCAATGTCCACCGTCTGGCCGTCTAACATGGCGTGGGCGTGTCGCGTTCTGCCGTCCAGCGTCGCAAGCCATTGTTTCTTGAGCTTAATGCCCATCTTCTCCGCCGCCGCGTAGCTGTCCATGCGTCCGGCGTTCTGCGCTCCGGTCACGGCAGTTCTGGCCGTGCGGATGGCGGAATCCCGGCTCATGGTGGTGATCCGCTTTTGCAAGTCATCCGCCATGCGCTTGATACTCAACCCCTGTAAGATGGAGCTGGTGACACTGGCCGTAATTTGCCTCTTGCCGTATGCGAGATCGATCCCGCGTTTCAGTGCTCTGTCCTTTGGATAGTACGGCATCAACCCCGGTTGCTCCACGATTAGGCGTTTCACCGTCTGCTCGTCCCACAGGTCAAAGCCCACGTCCCCAGCCACACTCTCGATGGTATACGCCGCATAGTTGCGGTTGAGGGAATAGATACCAGGAGTAGCATCATTGGTGTAAGACACCGCCACAGCGTTTGCATCGGTCACGCGGTGCGCCACCCTGTCACGCATGGCCTGATAGCGTTCCCCACGCCCGATCTGGTTCAGCCGCCATTGCTTATAGTCGGCCTCCGTCCATTCCTTACCGTTTTGCACGGTGCCGATCAGAGCTTTCATTTCCTCGTCGCGCTTTTTGAATTGCTCAAAATACGCGTCGATGGTAGCTTGCAGCTCTTTCCCAGCCTCACGGTACAGCTTCGCAATGCGCCGTTCCAACTTCGCAAGTTCCTTGTCGGTCAGTTGATGCCCAAGATCACTGGTCGCCATCGCCGCTCACCCCCGGCGCGTCCGGATCTTCAATGCTCCGGTCAAGTTCTTCTGCCGCCTTCCGCTTTGCCATGTCCTCGTACTGGTCAATGTCGCCGTTGATGGTCAGCAGCTTCTTTGTGATGTATTCGTCATCGTAATACGCCGCGCCCAGAAGGATGTTCTGTGTTTCCTCGCTCTTGTTGATAATCTGGTTGCGCGTGTAACTCGGCTGGTCCTCAATGCCTGCCAAACGCAGAATCTCAACAATAAACCGCGTTACCTCGGATTCAAACTTGTCCGTCTTCAAATCCAACGGCACATAGCTGGCCTTGATCGCGGTCGCCGTCTGGTTCCCTGCGGATACCGCCGCCGCGTCAAAGCACTGGAAATCTTCGTACAGCTTTTTCTTGAGCATATCAATGGTGCTGCTGGTGCCCTCATAGGGAGCCTCGATGGTCTTACTTTCCACCTTTGCGCCATCATCGCCGTTGGCGTGGGCTACATGGGTGGTTTTCAGCCGTTCAACAAACTTTGCATCGTCCAGATCCGTCATGCCCTCACAATTGGAAATCACCCAATAGATCAGATTGCCCTCGTCCACGTTGTTTACCATGTTGGAGGACGCCAAATCCAGCGCGTCAATGGTATTGCGCTTGCCGACAATCTCGGATAGGCACCGCTTGTTGTTTTTCAGCGGCACGATGGGGAAACTCGGATAATTCCCACCGTCATAGATTTCGGTTTCGCCAACTTCGGCCTTGCGCTCGATCAGCTTATAACTGCGCTTCGGCTGCATGACGTCCATATTTTCGCCGCTGGGCTGGAAATACTCGGTAAAGCCGTCAATCTCATACAGCGTCGCTCTCAACGGCTTATCCTGTGCCACCTGCCAGAACCGGATACCAGCTTTCATTGCACCGTCTTCCTCATCGTAGAGAGGGACAAACTCAAGCAAGGAGAACACCCGCAAATGCGTCAGATCCCAGAAGCCGAAAGACACGCCTGCGATTTTCGCCTCACGCGCCGCATCCATGACTTCCTGGTCAAAGTCCGGGCATAGCTTGTTTGGTGTTTCCTTCTCCGCGAAGGTCACGCCGTTGCCCAGAAGATACGATACCTCCTGATCCACCGCCAGACCGAAGAATCGGCTGGCCAGCTTGTGGTTTGCCGTCCACATATCCGCGTGGGCGCGGCCCTGCATATCATAGATGATCTTTTCATAGCGGTTGATTGTCGGATTCAGCCCGTTGTAATATTCCTCAGCATCCGCCGCCGTCTTATATGCGTGGGATTCACGGTGCTCGTTGATCGCGCTGCGGATAAACTCCATCCGCGCCTTTTCGTCCTCGCCCACCGCCACAAGGTCATTATATGTCTTAATCTCCGCTCACCCCTTGTCTCAGAATGGAAACATAATCAGAGCTGTCGCGTTTGTTCCACAACCGCTTTACGATGCTGGCCGCGCTGTCCGGCGCGTCATCATGCTCCACGTTCTCGTTGTAATCGCAAATCTGGTCGATATACGCATCATCCGTCCCGGCCACAAAAACCACATTGCGCCATTCCGCCTTGAGATAGCTTGTGATTTTAAGGGATTTGTTCATGCTTTCGTGATAGGTAACGGCCCGTTCCCCCTTCGCGCGCAACGCCTTTGCCAGATAGCCCTTGTCGGCGTTGGTCTCGCAGTAAATCACCCCAGCATTGAAAGACTTCCGAAGCCGGATGATCTCATCCATGCAATCGTCCACATGCTTGTGCCAAAGCCGCCCATAGAGGTAATATGTCGTTCCCTTCTTCCGGGCGACCGTAAACGCCGTGTAGTCATCGCCGCCGTATGCCGCGTCGATATGGCAAATGCCCTGCTCTGCAAGGCAAGGCTCCGCGCCCATTTGCGGCGTGTCAAAGATCACATCATCACTGGCAATGTGCCGCAGCTCGTAGTTTGCTGCAAACAGGGATGACGTCATAGACGATTTAATGGTTTGCAACTCATCCCCGGAGATCAACCCAGTTGAATAGCAATCGTACTTTTCGATATTCGGCATCATGGAAAACGCGTCTTCCTTGTGCCAGGGCGTTCCGGTGTTAAAAATGCGCCCGCCACGATTGCGGATATTCTGTAACTCCTGATAGATCGTTTTTGTATGGTCTCGCTCTGCGCGGGAAATGCGATCCTGCACGTTTACAATATCGTCCGTAAATATGCGGTCAAAATGCTTGCCGGTCAAGGACCCGTTCACGCCGCACGCCACAAGCTGGCTCGTGCCCTTGTTGTCCGCTGCCAGATTCGTGGAAATCTCCGTCGCGGATACCGTTGTCAGGATCAGCGGTTTTCCGTGGATCTTCTCGCACAGTGCCTCCATGTATGGCGATAGCAGCAGATTTCGCACCTGCCGCACAACCTCTTTCACGTCCGCATCCGTTTTTCGCATAAACAGCGTTTTGAGATTCGGCAGAAGGACGATGATCTCCGCCAGCGCAATCGAAACGCACGTTGTTTTGTAGCTGCCACGATGCGCCTGCAAGGTTTTGTCCTCACTACCGCGCACCATATCCTGTATCCATGCGTTGTGCAGCGCGCCCAGCTTATCAAACCCAACGGCATGACCGAACGCAATGGGATTATGTATCAGCAGTTCCGCCGCTTGTATCCGCGTCATTCTGCATCACCATCTTCTCCAACTCGTCCAATGCAATGCCCTTCGCGTCCGTCACCGCCACGTCCACGCTGTCACGCTGCCCCAAAAATTGTTTACCGAGGAAGATCGCCATTGTAGCGTTCTTTTTAGCCAATCGCCATTGGCTCCGACGCAGCGAAATTTTCCCCGCTCCGCGCTTTTGTTTAAATACCTCGGAAAAACTGGCATGATAGGTGCGTTTACACCAACTATCCAGCGTTTTATCAGTCACATCAAACCAGCCGCAGATTTCCTCAAGCGTGCATTGCAGGCCGCAGAGGTTTTCGAACTGCTTCTGATCTATTTCCTTTCTTGGCCTTGCCATACGCGCCCTCCTTTCTCTGCTGGCGTTTAATAAACTTCTCCATGTCCCGCTTTAGATATGGGCTATTTGTTTTGGCAATAATTGCCTGTGCTTCTTCAATCGTCATGCCCAAGCCCTGCCACGATTTTCTTTTCTCTGTCGGAAAGTTCCCACACGTTTGTATTACATACTCTTACTTTCTCCGCAGCAGCCTTTTCCGCAGCAGCCTTTTCCGATAGCAAAAAGCCGGAGCCGAACAAGCCTTTCCCCGACGCTTTCTGTGCGTCAAGCGCGCGGATAAAATGTGCATCTCTTTCTCTAATTTCAAGGCTTACGCCGTGAGCTGCCATATAACACAGCATCGTTGCTGTCAAAACCTCATCTGGATATGAGTATTTCGGCAGTTCTCTGTGCAACTTTTTGAGATTCTTTTTGTTCTCGTCATCCAGTATTTCTCTTAAATCAGCGGCAGCGACAATCTTATTGCCCCCCATGTTGGTAACAAACGACGTATTGACAGACGCGCCGTTTTCATACACAACTCCGCACCCGCACGCCACATAGTTTGCCGAGCCGCGCATAATTCCGAGGAGTGTAAGCGTTGGAGCGAACAGAAAGAAGTTGATTCTCTTGCTTGTGTACCACTCGCAGATTTCTGAAATAATGGAAAAAGGTGGATTGTCTATCACAACACACCCGGAAGGGTATTTCTCGCTTTTATAATCTCCGCCCGGATAAAACGGGCGCACAATCGCGGCATTGCCAATTTCGTACTTCTCAGCCACCCAATCTCTTACCGCGTCGTAGATGTTATCCGGCGTGTAGCAATCGTCCGTTGTTTTCTTCGCCTCGAACTTTTCAAGGAAAGCTTGGTAGTCCTCATCATCGTCTGAAAGCTCTCCACGCTCCATCCTTTCCCGGAACTCCTGCTCTCTTTGCTCGTTGGTCATTTCTTCAATTTCGGATTCGCCCAGTTCCGGAAAAGAAAAGTCAAAATCAAACGCCGACAAATCCAACTCCGGCAGCTCATCAGCCAGCTGGTCAAAGTCCCAGTCGCTCTCGTTGCTCTTGTTATCCACCAGACGAAGGGCGTTTACCTGCTCCGGTATCAGATCGTCCACGCAGACGCACGGTACTTCTTCCATACCCAGCTTCTTCGCCGCCAGAGCGCGGCAGTGACCGATTACGATCACGCCGTCACGGTCAATCACAATCGGCTGTACGAATCCGTACTGCTTGATGCTCTCCGCAACGTTGTTGATTTGCCGCTTATCATGCTTTTTTGCGTTTGCGGCATACGGCACAATATCCGCAAGCCGCCGTTTTGTGATTTCCATGCCATCCTCCTATTTTGCTGTCGGCCCCTGCTCCTTGGTTTTCTCGCCGATTTACTTGCTTATCGTCAAAATCAGGGATATGCAACCGTGCCTTATCCATAAGGCTTTCGCAAGCCTTTGAATCTGCCGATTGCTGTAAAAACTCTTTTGCTCTTGCGGCGTCCACAGTAAATGGCGTCTTAATTCCGTTTGCCATGGTCGCCTCCCATTTTGCTACCAGCCCCCACCCCTTGGCCTTACATAGCAGACTTTACCCACCCCGAGGGGCACATCTGGTACGGCATTGCAGTCCTGCCCTACTTTAGCACTTCAGGGAAAATCCCCGTCACTCGCTGTGGTCTCCCCTTACGGGGCACCTATGCCGTATATCTCCGCAGTGAGCCGGTCGGCGCTCCGGCATCTCCAACAATGCGAGTATTTACGGTCTCGCTTCCGGGCGGCAGATTGCCTTTCTGCCCTCCACTGCGGTACTGCCGTCTAAAACTGCTGCCACCGTGCGCAATCACAGTGACCTGCTGGAACTTCGGCAGCGTAGTTTGTCCAAATGTCCCCTCTGGGACACATCGTTGAGAGGTGCGAGGGGTCCTATACCCAACCGGAATTGCACCGGGGCATCAAGGGCAAGTACCAGTTGCCGGAGATGAGCTGCTTTTACAGGCCGCAGCTTATATATTCTTGGAGCGAGGACGCATCACCCGAAACGCTCCCCGCCATGGTGCAGACGGCAGGATTTGAACCTGCGCATACCTCCTGGTGCGGTGCTCTGCCTACTGAGCTACGTCTGCATACCCCCGGCATCCGCCGGGGTCAGGAGGAAAGAAAGGATGGATGGAAAGAATGAGGATACGGATATAACCCCGCACCCTCATTCTGACACATATTTTTCTGCGCTTGCCCCGAATTGGGGGCAAAGACCAATTTTTTTTGCGATACTATAAAGGTTTACTCTCTCGTTCGCCCTCGTCCCATGCAAGCTCATCCAAGCTGACGTGGTAATGATTTGCTATCAGCTTCAACTGGCTGAGAGCCGGTTCGTTTTCCCCGGTTTCGTACTTCCGTAGCGTATCATGCCCGATCCCAATCAGCTCCGCTTTCACTCTCATGCTTTTAGCAGGCCGCTCAGATTCCCTTAATTTCCGCAGCCGTTCCGGGAAGGTACTCACATAACCACCTCACATAGCCGGAAATTCTCTACCACAGGGCCTCCCGCCGTTTCTGTCCGCACACTGACAAATCGGCCCTTTGGGTGGATGTAAATTACCTCTCCGCGCCGGAACGGATACATCTGCTCATACGTCGGGTGCTGCCGCTCCAGCTGGGACGGTATGGACTTGAATCTGGCCCGAATCACCTGTCCAATTTTCATGATTCCTCCATTTCCAGCAGCTTCACCAGATCCCAGAACTTCCGCGCATCCAGCCCGGTTTCCGTCTTGATCTTCCCAAGCCGGTAGATCACGCTGTTGTGGTGGATGTCCATCTCCTTCGCGGTTTTCACGCAATTCATATCATTCTTGGCATAGATGCGCAGGAGCGATATATCCTCTTTCTGCATAGCTACCTCCCGTATTTGATCTTTTTCAGATCCTTGTATCTGTCCGGGAAGGGAATCAACTCCGCCTTCCCGTTGATGATCTGCGCCAGAACACGATCCATGTGCTCCTGCATGACGTCAGCCGCCGGATCCTTGCAGTTTAAGGCGGGTCTGTATTCCCGCTGGGTCTCCATCCACGCATGCGTGACGCGCATGATGCGGTCATAGCCCCAGCCTTCCGTCTGGTGGAGGGTCATCTGCATGGTGTCGATCATGTACTGGGAGATCAGCCGCTGGGCGGCTTCCACCTTGGCCTGGGCGAATTGCTCGGCGTACCGCTGTATCCCGGATGTCTTACCCATCGTTACGCCTCTCTTTCACGGTTTAACATCCACATTGGGCAGCAGCTCCGTGTGGAAATACATCTGGTAATGATACGGGTCTGTGTGGGTGCCCGTGATGTCCTCCACCACGTACAGCGTGTAGGCGTTGAGGTAGATGTAATTTTTCTTGTAGCTGTCCGGGCCGGTCTTGACGGTGACCACCAGCTCATTGGTGTCGTTGTTGGAAATGCTCAGATAGCCCTCGCACTCCAGGATCACGTTGTCCGTGCGGGCATTGTAGACCGTCACCCGGCGCTCACACTCGAAGTAATCAGCCTGCTTACTCATGTTGTGGTTGACCTTATCTGCCTCGGAGCAGCCTACCAGCAGGGCCAGCAGAAGCGCCGACAGTGCCAGCAGGGCATAAATCTTAAACTTTTTCATGGTTGTTTTCCTTTCGTTCACCATAGCTGCAAAACGTTGTTTCCAGATTCCGCAAAGTGCAGTCCCAGACTTTGCAATAATCAACACTTCCCCCATTGCAAGGCACTTCGACCCCTCCTCTGTACTTACAATCCTTGCATCGTGTAATACGTTTCGCTCTTCTCCGCAACTTATTACTTACGGATACCCAAACCAACGCAGCGGCATATATCGCCAAGCCGAGAACAACTGATACCAGCACAGCACCGCCGACGATCATAAACACTGCACCAATGTTCATCATCACGTTATCTACCATTCACAATCCCCCCCGTCCATCATCGCCCCGCAATTGGGGCAGTAATCCGACAACAATTCCAGCCCATTTACAAGCACTTGCGCCGCATCGTGGCAAACAGAGCACTCGTGCCTGTCTGGTGACGGAACAAAATTTCCTGCTTTTTCCCACGAAATCCACCGCCCATGCACCACCGGGGCCACGTCGGCGGCTGGCAGGGCCTCAATATACTGCGACGGCTCAAGCCCTTTTGCCCACGCGTGCTTTGCGGCCTCAATCGCCGCGCTGCGCTCAATGTATTCAGCCATTGTCAGAAGTCCTCCTCACATACGCCACGCAGTTCTCAGGGTCATTCCCACAAAGACATGGCGCATATACGCACGAATCACAAATTGTAAACATCTCAGTTAGTGTCATTGTCAGCCCTCCTGTTTCAGCTCTTGCACAGTCTGGTGGATACGCTTCGCGCAGGCAGGGCATATTTCCCCCACATCCACTATGACATTCACTATGTCCGGGTTGCTGTCGTAGATGCTTGCGTTGCTCTCCACGCAGACCCTATAAGTTTCCTGAAGATTGTGTATTTCTTTTCCGCAAAGATCACAAAAACGCTTCGTCATGTTCTTTCCTCCCTCCTCCACCGGCATCCGTTGCAGGCCCCCTCATGGGCCAGCGTGTAGTTCCCGCATTTCAGGCACAGTTCGTTCCGCAGTGCGTCAATCTCTTTTGCCTGTGCTTCGATCCGGTCTGCGGCTTCCGCCAGATCGTCACCCAGCGTGATCGGCGTTTCCCACTCATTTGCCCGCGCCCATTCCGTGTGCTCGCGCAGCGCATTTACGAGGTTTGTATCTCTCATAGTTCCTCCCTTATATCTCCGCCCCATTGCTCCGCCATGGCTCTGGCGATGCCGGGGAAGGTCTTGCTTCGGGCTTTTGCCCGTTCCTCCTTACTTCCGCCGCAATCCATTTCCCAACAGGAGTAGCGGACAGTTCCGTTTCTCAGAACCATCTTTCGTCCCTTAACCGGCTCTACGATGTTTGTTGGCTTCAAGGGGAGTACCCCTCTTTCCCAAAGACAGGTTTTCTTGGTTACGGCGTGTCCAAACTGGAACGGCTGAACAATTTGAGAATACTCAGGTAGACAGAAAATCTTGGATGGAACTGGATTTTCAATAACCACCCTCAGAATATCCGCATCCCAGAAACGCATAAACAAATCTCGTGCTAAGATACCCTTTTGCACTCGATCAGGCTGGAGCTGACCGCCTTTCCAAATGTGCCTTGCCCCGGCGTTTGTCAGGTATGTGCACGGCGGGTGCGCGATCAGCAGGTCCCACTGGTCAACGTCATGCGGCTCCCCGTCCATTGTGGTCACTTGCCCCCCCTCGATGGCCTTGAGCGCATCGCCCTGGATATGCCACTCAGGATGCCCGCCGGACGGCTCCTGAATGTCACAGGAATATGCCTCATGTCCCAATGCGCGGAACGCCTTACAGACTTCTTGAGATTCCTCGCAAGCTATCAACACTTTCATACGTCCTCCAATTCCCCGCCGCAGGCGGCATAACCGGCGAGGTCAATCCAGTTATCTGCTTTGCCGTGGCCGGTGGCGATGCGGGCCAGCTTAAACAAGCACATCATAGCCCCCACGTCAGCGCCGGTGATGCAGACGTCGCCGTCCGGGTTGACGCATTTCTGCCGCAGGTACGGCTCCCACAGCGCCGCAATCATGTTAAAAGACGTTTCCGGGCTGCCGTAATCCTGGTCCCGGTCTCCGCACACGCACTGCTTGGCAGCGGCTAAAATCTCTTCACGGGTCATTCCTCCACCTCCGCAAGCCAGAAATCTTTTTTGCACTTCTGGCAATTCTTAGGCTCCACAACACATTCGCCGACGCGTCCCCTAAAGCTGCGTGTCACGCAGGCAGGACAGATCTGCAAAAGC